TTTACCTAGATCAAATGTTGTTGTACGTAAATTCTTATACATTGGCGTATTCACTGTAAGAACCGTACATATTCCCTCGACGTCCGTTGTGAGCGCATAACTCACAATATCATTTGGAAGCAAGGTGTATGGCAAAATTCCACGGACGTTTAAATTATAAAATGGCGGCTTGAAAACAAAATTTCCATTCGTGTCCTGAAAAAATTCAAAGTCCGTACGATCCTTGATTGTCGTAGCTATCTCAAGCTTAGTCATATATTCTGAATTTTCAAAAGTCCCCATCTTATCGTAATCGGCAAAAAGCTCGAATTTGCGGATATAATCAATATCCAGAATATAGTTATTCACATCCTTATATCGATACCCTTCCACTAATTGGGAATCTGTTGAAAGAATTGGATTCGTCTTTTCAGGCTGTCTTTCCTGGATACCATTTTTATTTACTTTAGTACCATTAATACCATACATTTTTAATAAATTCGCCGCCCCAGAAAAACGAGCCTTCCAGTAGGCCATAATCCCCGTGGCTGCTGTCTTCATCAAATTCGCGGGGTAAATTTCATTCAATGACGTCTTTTGCGCGACCCAGGCCGGGGTCACAAAATCACTCATCCCCATCATTGACGTTAATTGATAAAGGATCTGATAAGGATTTGATCTTTTAAATATCGTGGCAAATACTGTTAAAGTTTGCCCGCCACCTGCAGCAATATTACTTTCAGGAATGGGGTGAACATTCAATTTACTAAATGCCCACCAATGTAGCATGTCCGCACAACTTAAAAGAATTTTATAAACCCCTCCGTTATATTGCTCTTCCACGTTAGTTACAAATCCCCAGAAAGACGGATAATATTTTGGTTGATTATTAACCAAAAACCGACCTTTAAAAAATATCTTAACTTCCATCATTGGCTGAAAAAGAGGAGCTTTAACCGGAGTGTTGCTATCAATGCCCGGGAAAAGGGCCCAATATTTAGAATTATCCCCATATAATGGAGTCGTAATCTCAATATTAGCGGTAGAAGAACCAGGGGGGTCCAAATTGCTCTGAACAGAAACTGTCGTAATACCGTCATTAAAAGACAAATTACTGTTACTACTAGAAACAGGAGCAAGAACGGCCGTTGTAAGACTTCCTCCTATATAAACCAAAACATCAGGAGCAAGTTTTATAACCCCACGATTATAAAATTCCTGTAATGTGAAAATACCATTGCTTAAGGAATTCGGCATCTATTTTCCTAAGAAGTAGTCAGATCCGCTAAAAGTCGCGGGTTCTTTACCGGAGCTTCACCATCCCGAGGCATTGGAGCAAAATGCCCCCGCACCTCATCATATATTGAACTTAAAGAACTAACAACAAATTCAAAATTGTAATCAAAAAGAAAAGGTTTATCTGCAGCCTCATCAAGTGTAAAATTATTAAAATGCCCCATAAAAATCTGACCATCATAACTAATCTCTACCCCGCGAATGAGATTTATGACACGGGTTATCGACGAGACCTGAGTCGGATCCATAAGTTGGTACCCATTATTTCTATACACCATAAGCATTGCAAGAAAATTCTGATAACCAAATGACCTCTTACGACTTACCGCTGTGAGCCCTACTCCATCTACCATGAAAGCTGCCGTTGTCCCATTCGAAGTCAAAAGATCCTGACTCGGCCCCCATAATTGTGTTATAAACCCACGTCGGGTATAATTAGCAAACACCGAAGAAGTCTTATTGTGGTTCAGAGATGTCGGATTAATCAATAAGGTAATTTGTAATCGATTGTTTTCCGCATCCGGAACCGCAATCGTCATAGGCAAGGCCGCGGACAGGGCCCCCGTTAATAAAGGATCGGGCTCTGATTGTTCTGCTGTGAAGTTCGCCCCTGCTTCTTCCAATAAAGTCGTAGCACTAGATCCTGCTAAAAGAGAGTAATCATTCGTCGGAATATTCTGAAGAAGATCATCAGTATCCTGACGTATCTCATTTCTGTCATCAGCGGGGTCTGGACGGACCTGGGCCATAATGGCTACCTTATAAAGGAATAAATTGTTTTCTCAGATTTAAATGTTGTTATATAATTAAACTTAAACGGACTTTCGGCATTTTCGGTTATGTCGAAGCTCTCAAAATAGCCCCTATAGGCCGCATAATCATATCGTAATTCTATGTATGCTCTCTTATTGACCCTACCATGAAGATCAAACGTAGCCCCGTTTGCGTTCATTAATTGAATGATCTTTCGAAACTCATCATAGGCCACTGTATCCCGTCTTCTTCTTACAGTTAAACCGCTCACATCTCCAACTCCATGGGGGTCAACAATGCCCATGCTAGGGACCTGATTATATTGATCATATATATCTTGAACTTGTGCAGTCGTTTGTAATGCTGAACTCGACGTATTCGGCGCCACGACAGGAACCGGGCCTTCCCATAGAAATCCCGCACTACTTCCAGAAAATGTAATTGTATCGAGTTCTTCTCCCCAATGATCTTCCCACCAAGCGGTCATAGTCTGTGTCCTATTTACCATCTTTGAAAGATTCACACTGGCAGATGCAGGATTAATCAACAGGACAAGGCCGATTATGGTATAACCATTAATAGTATAAGTCTGCACTTTTCCTGTAGAATCCACCGTCTGAATGAAAAATTTAACCCTATCAGGAGGACGCGATACCCCTTTACCATTATAGAGATAACTGTCCAAGGCCTGGGCATAGGTCGTAGAGGAGGCATTTGTACTTAGAGCCCCTTCCAGGGTGTACGTCATTCGATTATTGTTGGGCATTTATTATCCCGCGAGTTGCCAATTATAAAGTGCTGTATTAATCTTATCTGCTATTTTCTGGCCAAGATCTCGTTCAGTGGCATTGACTGTTATAGTAATATTTTTTGAACCTCCACCCATCCCAACAGAACTGGCTTTATTCAAAGGTATAATAGCTTCTGGGCCAGCCTCTCCCGCGTTGAGCAATGTACTTTTTGTTACAATACCGCCTTTAGCAGCTCCTGGAACTTTAAGAGCCCCCGTTCCTAACCCTTGCATGATTTGCGTCTGAAGCGCTGCTCCAACTTTTGCGGCCGATCCAGCACGACCTGCTGTTTCTAATGAATCCTTCATATCTTTTAAATTCATGTTTAAATCTTTTGCAACTTCCGCAGGAGTCTTTCCGGAATTTAACTCTTTTTCAATTGCATTAGCCACATCGGATTGAGCCGCTGGGTCTGTCTTAAAACGAAGTTGTGCTATATCTGCTGTAGTTTTGTTGCTCGTGTTTATCTCATCCAAATTTTTCTGCATTCCCTGTTGCACCTGTAACGCAGTATCATTATCCTCAACTAATTTTTTTGTTTTTTGTTGAGCTATTTTACTGTATTTCATTTGAGCTTTAGCTAGTTTTAATGCATGCTTAGGCGAATTATCTCCCTTAGCTACCGTATCATCCAACTCCTTTAGAGCTGCCGTTATCTCAGGATCTGTTTTCAACGCTTCCAATTTTGTACCCAATTCTTTATTATGCGCCTCATCCGCGGCATTGATAGCTGTTTGTATACTATCTAAAGCACCCTTTGAATTTTCAGGGGTTTGAGAAATATCATTAAGAGTCCCTTTTACTTTTGTAAGGCGCCCAATATTCTGACTGATTTGTCCCACCATTTTTTTCTGGGAGTCTTTAGTAATCTGTCCTGTTTCTTTATCCGTTTTCAAAAGACCCTTTAACTGTTCGTTTTGCTGAGCGTTTAATTTCAAACTTTCTTCTGCGTTTTTTTGTTGCTGAGTTTGAAACGTTACATCTTTACTTTTTACTATCAAAAACTTTAAAATATCATTAGTTGTCCCGCTTATTGCTGAAAAAAGGCCTAAACTATTCGCCCTGTACTCTACCTCGCTTCTTCCAATATCAAGAATTTTATTTGTAGACAAAGTTTGATCTACTATCTGTTTAAAAGTATCATCGGCTGCATCGGCCATCTCACCAGTGGTCTTCTCCTGTTTACTCATTCGATTTACAGTTGTTTTCTCAACAAATTTTCCAGATAAGACCATTTCCTTTAATTCCTTTAAACTGGCCTCGTCCCCTTTACTTATCAGTTCAGCCATATGTTTCGACATCTTTTCATCACCTTTAATACCTGTCGCAAAAAGATCGGCATTTGTTCTGCTCATGCCAATGGTACTCACTAATAAGTCCGACAAAATCTGCCCATTTTCCGCTTGTTCATCTTCAGTTCCTTTTCCTGTTGCTATCACGGCATCTGAAATCTGTTCTTTATTATCCTGTAATTCTGCATCACTAGCGGAGAATAATTTAGGAGTTGATATTACAAGCTTTTTCAAAAACTTTTTAGCTAGTTCTCCTGAGCGTACAATTTCCTGCATCGTTTGGGCATCGACGCCGAGTTTATCCACAGATGACATGGCCGCTGCCATCATTCCCCTACTATTTATTGTTGAAATATCTCCATAGGCCCGGGTCAGCCCTTTTATTATAATTTCAGCTGCGTCATCTGCGGCAACACCCATATAAGTAGCCTGTTCGACAGGTCCTTTTTTTGCAATCTGTGCATAATTTTCCTGTTGAGCTGCATTATCTGCTATTTGAGCATTGAGCTTTTCTAACTCTTTTGTTTCATCAGAACTCGCTGTTCCTTTCTGTTGTTTAATCACAATTTCATCTACTCTAGCCTCGAGTTCTTCTTTTTTCTCTTTAAACTTATCTGACATTTTTTTAAACGTGTCTCCAGCCCCTCCTGCAAATTCCAAAAGAGCCGCATGTGTCGCAAGACTTCCATTTTTGAAAGCCCCCATCATACCCTCAACAGCGTGTGTAGCATCATCAGTGCTACCTATAGCATCCTCTGTAAATCTTTTTAAAATTTTACTAGCTCCTCCAACAGTAATTCCGTAAAAGGCCAATGAAGCAGTGGCATTTTTTACTGTAGCCCAAAATCTATCCGTTGAGAGACCTGATTTCTTTGCATCAAAAGCCACCTGTACAAAAGTTTTATCTACATCTTGCATATTCATATGAAAAGTATTTATCAATCCTGCAATCTCATTTCCAACCCAAGGCAGAGACGTACCCAAAGTTTTGCTAGCTTTCGCCGCAATATAAACAGCATCACGATAACCTCCCAGGCCTTTATTCAATTGCGTAATATTTGCTCCCGCGGCAGAAATAGATTCCAGAAAACCACGAACTTCTTTAGGGTCCAATCCAACTCTTATATTTTCGCCCGCATTATAGATTTGTTCATTAAAATCTTTAAATTGCCTTTTAATATCTGGCGTCATAATATCAGGACCCCGGATAGTTGCAAAAGCCTCATTGGCATCTTTCACGAATTGATCGGCGGCTTTGGTCACATCCCATACGGCTTTAACAGCCGCAAAAATTAGCATTGGCCAGCTACCAAAAGACTTGGAAACAGACCCCAAAGTAGAACCTAACCCTTTAGCTGCCCCT